AAATCCTCTGGCATCGGATCACGTTCTTGTCTGATGGCACGTAGCTTGTAAAACTCCTCCAAGATACGATCCAACTCTTGTAAATCTTCCAAATATTCTTTCATCTTACTCATCTTCATCTCCTATAAACTCAACACTAATACTACGAACACGTTTCCATCCGAACTCATCGGTGTGGAACTCCACATAAACAGGGTAACCGCCATCACCGAAACCAGTCCGTGTAACCACGCCCAGTCCATCAATAGCCTCACTAAACAATTCGTCTATCGTAGGTTCAACAACCTCAGCGTAATCGTAACTGTCGTTCTTAATGTAACAAGGATCAACAATCATAATAGTTCCAGAGTCAACTGAAACCTCCCCGATCTTAACCCTGTGACCAAACTTTATATCCACTAATTTTCCTTTCTATATTGTTAACCATGTGCATGAACGGCATTTCCATCCCCGCACCTTGCTTTCCCTCATTTCTTGCTCGGCTTCAGGTGTTTTCCATTTAACCTCCATGCCGAAAAGTTTGCCATCCCAACGTTCCAGAAATCCATCCTCGCCACAATCTCGACAAGAGACTGGTATAAGATCTGTTTCAGTTTCCATTAGTCATCCTCTCTTTCACGGTCATACCTCTGACTCTTAACATCAGTTAAAGCCCGCTGTAATTCTTCCAACAACCCACTAGCTGTGGACTCATCCATGTAAACAGTTAACCAGTTGTCAGATACTTCCAATCGGACACACTCATGGTTTTGTGAATGAAACTCCACGATGCCAACACTTTCGCGAGCATGTAAAACATGCCTGGTTTCTATTGTACCACTCATTTAATAACCCCTTCCTTCTGTTAAATCCCAAATCGTTTCATTAAGTCTTTCAATCTCAATCAACAATTCGAGGCGACTGTCTTCTTTCAGTCGTCTATTTTCTTTATACTGCGCTCGGATTAAATTACTAACTTTAACAACAAGCGCTAGTTCCAATACGATAATCACTACATATGGGGCAGTCATTCGCCCTCCTTTTCTATAAGGAACTCTTGAATAGAGTCCCAATTAGCCTCAAGGTCTGTTCGACCTGCTTCTAATAACACTCCCAACGCATCGGATAACGTCATGTCGTTAACCTTGTCTAGTATTTCGTCTTCTTCAGGCATTAGCATCCTCCTCCCATAAAAGTTCTTCTTGAGGGTCGTAATGGTCGTATATTTCTTCCAAGTAATCAACCTTCCTGTCGAAGATTTCGAGCAACCTTTTGAGTTCTTTAATTTGCTCAGTCTGTTCCTTGACGACTCTCTCAAGGTACTGTTGGTCTGTTTCAATAGGCATTTAGCCCACCTCCATAAACTTTTGGTAGTCGCTACCATCACGCAAATCTTGCACTTCTTCATCGCTATCAGTTTCCTCAATAACGAACTGTTCTAAATGTTTGTCAGTCATTCGCCCTGCTCCATTCTTGTTTCTTCAACATGAACACTCACCAAATAATCCGCACGTGCTTCTTGCTCCTCATCGACACAAGGAAACTCACTAGCCTGGTATGGTTTGCAATCACAATACATACACACAACCAAGTTCGCCTCACCCGTGTCTAAATCGTAATCTGTCCCTACAAAATGATGCTTATACATCGTCATCATCTCCTAGCTGTTGAAAACAATCGCCACAAGTATGAAAACCACTATTCCAACCAATAACTTTCTCACGCTCCGAAGGCGACCAGTCCGACCAAACATCCTGCACAAGCCTACGATCAAACACGTAAGCGTTAAGATCCTCAGTCGTGACCGTGACACTCTCTTGAACGCCACACGTAGCACACTTAGGCAACAACGTAATACTCTCAGTCACCATACTGCTCCTCCATCTCAGATTGAAACACAAACTCACGCCTCTGCTCCAACAAACCACGCATACGATCCATCTCAACAGCTAGATTAGCGGTAAGCTCCTCCAACTCTGAAATCACATCATCCATGCTACGTGGTTTAACCTGGATCGGCATCGGAATGATCGGTCTTGTTACCTCATCGGGCAACGGTGGTAACTTGTAACTCATTAAGCCACCTCCTCAAATTCCACAGCAAGCAGTTGTTCGAAATCTTCGACTGCCTCTATGACATCTGCCCCAAGAGTGGGATCGAAGTCATCTTTTATCATTACTGTTATTGTTCTACTCATTATAGAACCTCCTCTATCATAGCTTCGGCACGTTTATCAGGAAAGAGTTCCAAATACCCTTCACCCTCAAGCGTCAAAGCCTTGTCTATCGCTTCTTTTTCTGTGTTTGCTTCAACCACAACACTATTGAAACTTGTTCTGTAAACACCTACCTCAAATTTCTGCATATCTTCCTTTCTACTTGAAATCTTTGAAAATATCGGCAAGAATATCCAACTCATCATCAGACATCTCATCCACTCTTTTAACTGCACTCTCCGTAACTTGATCCCACGCTATTGTAAAATCATTCTCTTTATCTTGCATATCTTCCTTTCATCATTGTTGTAGCCTCCATGACCACAATCTTATCATTACACACTTTAATTGTTCTTGTCAAGTTATTACTTACTTATCTTTACTTTTTCTTGAGGCTCAAACCATGCTTCACAAATGCGTTCAAACTTTGTTCCTGGATCTTCCAACCATCTCACAATTATTTTAGGAACTTTAATATCAGTCCGTGTATCAAAGTCATATTCTTCGTGCATTACTTTTTCGACCTCAATGATCTCTCGTTCTGTAAGTATCCAAGTCTCATTAGCTTTGGTGAACTTATTAGTTTTCAAATTTAATGTTCCTATAGGACATGAAGGTTCTAAGTAGATGTCACCTGTTTTTATTTCTATAGCTTTTTTTGTAGCTGTCATTTCTTCCTTTCTTAGCTATGACTTACACCTACACTCATACCAACAAAATATATAAAACACAACCTCGTAACCAAATTGTAACCAAATTGTAACACGGTTGTAACAAACCCGACATCAATAATTGTTCTTGTCAAGTTATTAGTTCTTTTAAGAGAGACTCACATTCTTTTACAGTATTTTCCAATTCGAGTATCTCTAACCTGGTAAGAATATCCAACTCATCCTCATCATCTAATGTTTCCAAAGAACTGTTACGCACGTATTCAAGTTCCCCACTAAACATACCGTAATCGTGATCAATTTGTTTTAGGAAAGACACGCTTGGATTAGCAGAAAATTCTTTAGCAAGTCTGTGTTGCACCTCACTATCCAATTCTATTTCATCCAATTCTAATACTTCTAACATGTAAGGCATATCTAAATGATCCCGATGCGGACAATCACATTTATTTCGACAGTTTTCTGTCGGCAAATCTGACCGCAGTGAATACTGTTCCAACTCTAGTAGTTCGCAATTTTTGGCATTAGATGTTATTATTTCAACAGCTAATTTTATTATTTGTTCTTTCAATTTCTTCCTTTCATAAATTGCATTACACAACAACCCTATCACACAACAAATACCTTGTCAAATCGTGATTGCACAAACACCCTCTAAACCGACCAAATCAAATTGTAAAACCGCAGGTCAGAGACTTTTTTTAATTTTTTTTATTTTTTTTTTGTCGAAAGTTTCAATAGTCCTCTCATAACATTCCTTACAAGAACCAACAGGATCACCGTCTAAAGTCTCCATACCAGGTACTTCAGTACCCATCTCACTCAAACGCAACCCACCCTTGCCACAATCTAAACAAAACCAAACAGCTTCCCACTCTCTACGCTTATGACGTAAAGCTGTTCTCAAATCATCTAACTGACCGCTCACAACAACCTTCTCTCCAACTCAGAAATCCTACGCTCCGAATCCATCAACGCCTTAAACAAAACCAAAAACGACTTGCACGCGCTAGTCTCAAAGTCATCACCCTCATCAGGTTCTAACCATTCTAAAAACTCAGGTAACTCAGGTACATTTCCCGCTCGAAAACTTCTTTTCATCATCTCCACCGTGTAATCATTAAACATTTTTTTCTCCTATACTCCATAAAGGGTAATTAACTTCCTAAAATAAAAAAATTATTTACTATTTTTATTAAACGGTATCGGCTTATCATGGAATTTCGACACGATCCCCAACTCATCACGCAAGCTGTTAACCCTACGTTGCCGTCTCTCAACTCTCCAGACCAGGAAAAAATAGCACACTAACAACCAAACAAAGAACGCTATTTCAATAGACATCTATCTAACCTCCTATACTTTCCATAATTTTGCGAGCCTCCTCGCAAACATCGCGCACAACATCACAATCAGTTTGCGATCCGTAGTCATCTCTAAAACAATCATAAATATCATCAGGATCTATTTCCGATGGATCTATTTCCAAATAATACCAGCTAGGAGTTTCATCAGGATGATAAACACAACACCGCCTAACAAAATCTATTAACATCTCATAATCTTTCATTATTCCCCCATCTTTTCAAAATCGCGCATCCTCATCTTAATAACAGTAGCGGGAATTTTAGCCTCATTCCATGCGATTATCGCAATATCACTAAGCGAAACCTCCCCCGACTCAAGAGCATTAAAACATAAACCGTACGTCTCCCACTTATTAAAATTCTTAAATGAATTTCTAACAGCATCCATATCATTCTTATTCATTATTCTTCCCTTCTTAACAACTCACCAAAGGATGTATCTCATCCCTGATATCCATTATTGCTTCTAAAATTTTTATATCTGATCTGCCATCATTAACTTGATTAAAAAGATCTTCAAGTTTTGTATCTATTTCATCTATAACACACTGGGTACAATTTTCTTTATGACACATAATATTTCTTCCCTTCTATTAGTTTATTTTCTTAACAGTCCAGACTACGCGAAAATCGGGCAGTCATAAAACAACTCCGAAAAGTCATCGCGCAACCATTTAACCCACTCTAAATGTGACACGTCACGACTAGCGCCATCAAACCAGTCTAAAAACCAGTACTCAACACGGTCATCATAAAATCGTAGTTCATCACTAGGACCGCCCCAAGATAGTTGATATCTCAAATAGCCTTCCTCTTGGTCATCAAACGTAAACGGCTCGACAAAATCAACACATAACCCATAGTTGCTAAACCCCGCAATAGCTTCCTCCATAGTGTCGTCATCATCACTGGACATACCATCCATGAACCCTAGAAAGTCCTCAGCTCGACTCTCTAAATGTTCATTAATTCTTTCTTCGCATGTATTCATATTTATTTTACTTCCTTTCTATTTAGTAATACCTTTTTCCATATATTCACGAAGTTCATTATAGAGAGTAAACCAAAACCACTCAGCACTCTCAAAATATCCCGCGACACCATTGATAACTATAGTCCCATTTGGTGAAATTGCTAGCTTATCTGTGATTACCTCCATTAAAGGCAAAAACTTCTCTATATATGTTGTTTCATTCATATTGTTACTTCCTTTTGTAGTCAACAAAGACAGTATATACGCAACAGCAAAATAATTGCAATAGTTAATAAAAAAAGAAATATTCAAACAGCTATCAAAAACCAAGTAACCAAGTAACCAGATCCCAGACCAGAGACGACACCAAACAAAGAAAAAGAAAAAGAAAGAAAGAAAGAAAAGGTAAAGAGATAGGAGCAGTAGTCCCGTAGCAATCAACTAGCCAAGCCGAGCCAAGCCCCCCCACCCATGCGCCCCCGCCCCCATGTATATATAATATATGTATAGATATGCAGGGTCGTTGCGGGGTTTTTTGCGGGTTTGGGGTGTTTGGGCGCAAATAAGTTTCGGGACTTATTTCAGGGGTTGCCTTTGGGTTCGGAGGACTATCTTTTCTCGGTGTAGTCAATCAAGTTTGTTAGCCTAGCCTAGCCTAGCCTAGCCTAGCCCCTACCCCTTTAATAGTTCTTTGTGTCCCGCGTTTTTTAAGCCTTTTTGCGGATTGTTACATGATTGTAACATTACTGTAACATGTTTGTAATGTTTGTAACATAACTGTAACATTTGGGACATTGGGGTTTTATTCTTGGAGACTACAAGTTTTGGAGATGTGATGGCTCAGAATGGTGGAGGTAAGGGTTGGAAGACTGACCCTGACACTGGTGAACAGATGATGCCCGCTAAGTGGGCGAAGCTGTTGGATTGGTTGCTTCAGGGACCCGACAGGGTTCCTAAGTTGCAGTATGAGTGGGCGGCTGAGAATAAGATTGCTGCTGATTCTATTCGTCGCATTAAGCGTGATCCTCGTTTTGCTAAGGAGTGGGATCGTCGTGCTGCTGAGTTGAATATTCATCCTGAGCGTACTCAGTCTGTGATTGATGCTTTACATTCTCAGGCTGTGGGTGGGAGTGTCCAGGCTGCGTCTTTGTATTTGCAGTATATTGAGAAGTTCACTCCGAAGCGTAAGGTTTTGGTTGATGATGACCGTAATGTTGGTGGGTTGTCTGATTCGGAGTTGGCTGACGAGTTGGAGGCTCAGGTTCTTCATTTAAGGGTGGTTGATGATAATGGCTAATGGCAGACAGTACCATATGAATGCTAATAGTAGGCAGCATTGGATGGATGATGTGATACGTCGGGTGGCTGCGGAGCAGCAGCGTAACCCTGAGGTGTTGTCAAGCGATTTTGGTGATCCTCGTTTCGCTAATTGGCCTATGCAACCTGCGCCTGTCCCTCAAGAGCCTTACTCAGGTTGGCTTGGTGATGTTGTGGGTGCTGTTAAGGATTTTAGGCTTCCTGAAGGTCCAAGTATTCCTGGTGCGCGCACTCCGTTGAATCCTAGTGGCACTCTGGGCGGTGGGGTTAACTTTTTGAAAGATATGTTGATTTCTACGGGTGAAGATTTTGGCGCTCAAGGAGCGCACAAAGATACACTCATTCCGATGGGTAGGATATTTGGTGCTGGTTTATTGGGTGGTAAAGCAGCTTTTAAAGCAGGTAGATCGTTGTTGCCTCCTGCTACGCGGGGTATTACGTCTGGTGTAAGTGCTGCTGGGCGCGGTATTACGTCTGGTGCGGGTTCTCTTAAAAATACTGCAAAAAGTTTACTTGGGATGGGTGATGAGGCTGCTGAGGCTGCAAGTCGTACACGAGTTATGCAGGATGCTGAACGTTCTGTAGCTGCGGCTGGTCGAGCTGAAAGAGAAGCTCTTAAAGAATCTGGGCATTACGCTGAGTTGCCTGGGGAAACTCGTAGAGCGAGGCAAACTGCTGCTACTACAGAAAGAGAAGAATTATTAGATATAATGGGTGAAGCTGGGTTGGAAGATCCTAATAGTGTTGACGCTATTTTAAGGGAAGCGTATGGGTCAACTCCTCCTAAGAGTTCTCTTGATTTTCTTGAACCTAAATGGGCTGATGATTTGGCTTCTGCTGAACCTGTAGCCCAAACATCAAAGGGAACACCAGGTTTGCAACGTGAAAATATTTTAGGACCTGATGGTAGACCGCGTATAAAAATGAGTGAGTCTACGGGGCATTTAGTTCCAGATCGCCCGTTACTAGGATTAGCTGATGCTCTTGGTCCTGCCAGCAGAGGTGTAAGTAAATCTATAGATGATGTTGCTGCTCAAGCTAAAGCAACAGCTAAATCTAATCGTCAAATTGCTAATCAATACCCGTCATTAGATGAAGGCACAGCAGTTAGTCTTGATAGATTAAATAACGAGGCATGGTTGCAAAGTGCTAGAGTTTCTGACCATAAATCTATTGCAGATGCAATGGAAAAATTGGGATGGAAATTTAGTAAAAAGGGAGATTATTACTGGTTTATGGGTGAACCTGTTTCAATAGGTGATGTTAAAGAAATATTGGCTAAAAACATCACGGGTCCAAGATTTCAAGGTTGATAGTTGATTGATTATGAGGATGAAACGATTCTTGGGGAACACCCTGAAGGGCTGGTTTATGATGGTGCTTTTTCATCTGAGGAATACGATGTTTTCAAAGACGACGAGGAACTCGTTTGCGGTTTGGAGAACCCTGAGACATGTGAATCATGCGAATGAAACCGCCGTCAGGGAAAGATTGGCTGATTCTGATGGTGATGGGAATAGTTGGTGCGTCTACAGTGTGTCTGGTTGGGGTGTTAGCTCGGATTGTACAATCTTGGTTCCAGTAGATGAATAAAACGATTAAACTTATAGCAGCGATCACGGGTTTGTTGGTGGCTATTGGTACTCTTATTGGTGCTATTACGGTGACTTTGGGGAAAGATAATAAGGATGCTGGTAGTTATTCGTATACTACGATAATATTGGATTCACCTGAGAAGTATGAAGAATTTTTAACCAATCACCCAGGGTGAAAGGTGAGTTATGAATTGTTGGCATTGTAAAACTGAGTTGATTTGGGGCGGTGACCACGACCTTATAGATGATGAGTCGTATTCTATGGTTTCTAATTTGAGTTGCCCAGAGTGTGACGCTTACGTCGAAGTTTACATTTAGTGTCACGTTTAACCGAGTTGCAGCAAGAGGCTGAGTGGCGGCGTTGCGTAGCTGATGAGAAGTATTTCATGGAAAATTATTGGCATATAGCTCATCCCGCTCATGGGCGTATCCAATTCAAGTTGCGTTCAGCTCAGTCCACAGCTATCGACCATTGGGCTGACCACAGGTATTCGTTGACTTTGAAAGCTAGACAGATCGGATGGACCACGCTGGTCGCTGCTCACCAGTTTTGGTTAG